AAAGTTAAATGAATACTCAAAAATAGCAGTGTAAACTTCCAATTTATTAAGGTCTGGAAGTTCGTTTATAGCCTCATAAAAGCTACGGTAAAAAATACTAGAATCTCTCATATTGTAGTGTGTTTAATAAAAAGAGTGCCTTAGCCACACTACTAGCACGCAACTTATAAAAGTTACTTTCAGCACTCCGTATTGTTAATAAAAAATTTCTTGACATTTTGTAGTGTATTAGTATGCAAATATAATACTTATTTTTTAATTTGTTTAATTATTTTTTATACTTTTCATCTAATATCATAGGAGTAGTATTTAGCCACTTTATTGAATGGTGTATTCGTGGGTTATTGCTATTCATCATTGATACTTTAACGCTACTAGGTTGCATCATTGTAGTTGTAAACGCTTTGCAGTATGTTCCAAATCTTTGATACATATCGGTAATACCACTTGTTTGGCTTTGTGTATCTTTTTGGTCAAGTTGTAAATTGGTAAATGTAAAAAATACATCACCTCTACTTCCAAGTGTAGTATAAGTATTTACATCTTCATTCATTGAACCAACAAATTGAAACTCTCTTTCTGTGCTACAAAAAAAACTATTCATACATTTTCGTTTTAATTTGATACCGCTAAAACCTCCAATATGGTCGCCACCTTGCCCAAATGCAATAGATTTAATGTTTACACTTTTATAAAAAGTTAGCATAATTTCAAAGACTTTGTCCATATTGGTTATTTTCTTTGCACCTGTATCATATCTATAACCAAAGTAGTAATAATCATCATCTAATTGAACAAAGTAAGTTATACCTATTTCTTTAGCAATCTTAAAACAAGCGTTCCGAGCGTGTGTAATTGTTCTGCGTTCATCAAAATTATTACCCTCATCTACTTCATCTGCCATAGCTTTTTTATCAAATATCTTTACATTTTCAATTCCGTAATTCTTTTGATATTGCTCAATACTTTTATCTTCATTATCTACAATAAAATATATTTTGCCTGTATAACCACACTTTTTTAATGTGCTTAATGTTTTGACATTGTCAGGTCTTCCGTGTGTCAGTATAAATACTGCAAAATTTTTATTCTCCATATTCAGTAAGATATTGATTTCTAATTTCATCGCATAGTTTTACATAACCTAATTGAATAGCCTTTTCAAAGTCAATTATTACTAATCCACTTCGTTCCATTAGATTTTGCATTTCTTTACTAGAATGAGCGTAATAATCAGCTATTTTTTCATAGTTAAATACATTGTGTCTCCTTGCTGCGTCTAATAAAAAATTCTTTTCTTCATAAGGTAAATTAGAATTTTCAATTTCTTTGATTAACCTATGAGTTTTAGACTTGTCATATAATTCTAATATGTGAGGCTTATTATTTTTAGGCTCATAAATAGGTGCTTCAATCTTTGATGAATACTTTTGGTCTTCTTCTTTTGGTTTAAATTCTTTTCCAAATAAATCTAATTGTTTCATACTTTTTTTTTTAGATAAATCAACTATTTTTTAATAGATTATATTTTTCAGGCATTCTACCAGCTTTTTTTAGTTTATAGTAATAAATAGGAATGCGACCATCATAGCCTTCGAGCTTTGTTTCGATTTGCCATTTAAACACGTCTCTGAGCGATTTAATCCGCTGCATTGGATTGTTAGCCTTGCACTTTCTTTTGATGTCATGAATGTAGCTCTTTTTATTATCCAAAAGATACTGAGCCACTAAGTGTACACTGTTAATTTGCTTTTTCATTTGATTTAAGTTTTATTGGTGAATTTAATTGTCTATTGTATTGAGCGTCTTTCCTGCGCTGTATCCATTCACTTGAGGTCATTTTCTTTCTTTTGTATATAACTTCACGGTTTATGACTGGAGCGGAATCTACATAATGTATTTTCTCGTGCTTTAGTTTGTTATAGCTATAACGATTCTCAGTTATACTATCTGCCCACGTCTTCCAAGCTGCGTTCTCAACGTCTCTTTTTCGCTCAGGTGGACATTCAGGTGAGTTAGCAAAGGCTAGCATTCTATCTAGCAGTTTATCTGGTTTCATATAAAGCTATAAATTGAGCGTTCGGATATTCTTGTCTCCACTTATTAAAGGCTTCACATACATCGCCTTCGTATGTTTTGCCTTCGCTATAGTAGTCTTTTTCGCTGGTCTTAAATAAAATATGTATCATTTCTTAATATAAAATTCGTTATCAAATCTAAATACTTCCGTTTCATTATTAACCCACCAATCTTTCAGAGGCTTATAGTGAATACCATTTTTAAGCTGATTATAGAAAAACTCCATTTCATCTAAAATAGTAGCGTTTGCCATTTGCTGATAAGCTACATTTATTAAATGGTGGTATTGCTCCGCCTTAGTCAAAATCTCATCACAGATAGCCTCATCTTTGCTTATTTCATGAATATAAAACCGCTCTTCTAATGGGAACGGATACTCAGTCCAATCGTCTTGACCGAATTTTTCTGGCTTAGTCAAATAATTAATTAGATAGGCTTTATCAACCTTTAAAGCTAACATTTGAGTTTGAACTTGGTAATTATATGCTTTCGATATTTTGGAGTTCTGCTCTAAAAATCCTTTTATTGAGTATTGGCATTTAGCATCCCCTGTCCAAATACCTTGCTCGTATGCGTCTGGCGTTGCACTCAAATAGTCATTGACTTTGAATGATTCCTGTCTGCCAGTCTCAAAATTAAAGTTATGCTGACCGCCTTTTTCTTGTATCAATATATCTAAGGCTGCAGCTTCATTATTTATACCATGATACATTGCGCTAGTTGTTATATCTGGTTTGCAGTCTACTAATCCTAAAGCAATCTCATAGATATACCCTAGTCTTGTAGCTCCAGTCCCTTCAGCGCATAATCTAGAAACCCCACTTGCTGAAAATCTGCCTTTATTTTCCATTGATTTCTAATTTTCTTTTGGTTAATAGCTCAACTATTGCAGCATTTGATGTTGACTTTAACTCTTCTTTATGGTATTCGTACAATTTAGATTCATTATTTATTTTACTTATATCTGATAAAATCTTAGAGTGGTCTAGTTTTGGCCTGTTATCTTGACTATCAAAGTCTAAGTTATTGTCAGTAATACCGAAAGCAGAAGTTTTTAAATACCTTTCCGTATAGGTCACACATCCTCCTAATTGCTGAGCTATGTTCGTAGCTTTAATCTCAGGTATTGCAGTTGCCATTTCAAAGTTTAAACTATCTCCTGTTTCTAGGTCAAAAATAGTAAGCACTCCAAAAACTCCTAATTCATTTCTTTTCAAATCAAACTTAGTCATAAGTTGGTTACTATTGCAAACCGACTGGACAAGGTATTCAATTTGACTAGGTGTAAAATACTCATAGTTTGAATAAGTGTTTTTGCCTTCCTTTTTTAGCTTAGATTCTTTGATTTCTTTTTTAGCTTGCGCTATCTTTTTTACAAGTTCTTTCATTTGTTTGATTTTAGTTTGTGATTAATTACGTTGGCAAAGATACACTTTTTTATTTAAGTGCAAGTTTTTTTTTAACAGGTGTAGCAAATTTCGGACAAATCGCCTTGTTGCTTTCTAATTAGTTCTAGGTCTTCATTAATAGCTTCCTGTATTTCGGCTTTTTTCAATTCAGTTAAGCGTGCTTTGACATTAGATATAAATTGCAGCTTTTGAGGCGTGGTCAATTCGGCTTCGTTTAGAATGTCTAAAATCTTTTCCACTAAATAGTCTCTAGTCATAATATATCGTTTTCGTTTATTGGTATTATTTGATTGATTTTTTTGCCTTCTAGTATTCTCGCTAAGAAAATAATCTCATTTGTCGGTGTTAATCCACTTGAATACATTAGTTCCACCTGGCATTCTATTACTTCTTTTCTGGTTACCATTTTCTTTTTTATTCTTACTTTTTGCGTCGGCTTTACGTCTTTTTTCTCATTTACCCTGTACTCTTCAAACATTCAGCAAATATAGCTATTTTCGCTTATTTACTATCCGAAAATCGTGTTTAACTTCAATATGAGAATAGTGCGCTATGTTTTGAGTATTTTTTAACTTTATTAATTTAATCAACCCAGCTACTTCTATTTTTAGATTTGCATTTTCTTTTGATAGTTCGCTAATTTTGTCCGCTTGCTTACTATCATTAGATTTAATTAAATAAGTTTCTTTGTAATTCATTCCGCACATAAAAGAAAAACCTAGAGCCAAAATTAAGGCAAACAATAATAATTGATTATATGTAATTTTCATTTGATTAACTTAATGTGATTAACAAATTTTCTTCAGCTACTAATATATCTGCATTTGGGTCTATAGTTTTATATACCTCTAATATAATTTCCTTTTCACGTAAAGCACGTTGGCGAACTATGAATTGTGCGCCTTTTGAGTCTTTCATTAGGGTTTCGAGTGTGTGCATATCACGTTCGAGAATTGCTATTGCTTCTTTAACTTTCATTGGATTAAATTTTAATTACCTCTATTTGATTCAAATTTCTGCTCTTCTCTAAACTCTATCTCAGCTTTTTTGCTATCATAGTCGCCGTCGTATGCTACATTTGACAATTTCAACTCTAAAAAGTTAGCTAATTCAAAGCCGAAGTTTTTTAGATTGGTAGCCTCAAAGTGCTTATAGTTCATTAGGTCTTCGTCTTTTGCGTTATCATAGCCTTCAGACCAGATAATAGTTACATCATAGTTTTTTGATAGTTCGTTGAAATAGACATTAGCTTTAACGTCTAATTCTGGGAAGATGTTTTCTGTTGTGTCAATTAAAGCCTGACAATAGCCTTCGATAAATTCTTTTGTATAGTTCATTTGATTAATTTTTAGTTTGTGATTAAATTTTTTCTATTGAAATAACTTGGTCGCTATTTAAGTCGTAATAATTGCCATCAAACTTTGGTTTAGGCAAATCTGCATCTAAATATTTATCTAAGATTAATTCGACTTGGTTTGGAGTTTGGTTTGCAAAATAGTAGTTGCCTTTTATTTGCTTTTGAATACATTGAATAGTTACGTTGTACATGATTATTTATTTAGTTTGTTATTAATTGAATAATTTAATTTTTAAAGCACTCAAGCTACTAGCTGAATAAGATTGATTGCCCTTAGATGCTATAACATTTCCAGTCATTGTAAATGTTACTTTGTACCCGTTTTTTTCTAGTTTCGATAAAATTGATTTCTTTGTCATGTTATTAATTAAGTTTTGTTAGGTCAAACAATATACCGTCTAAATAATAGTCAGCATCCCACCCTATTACATTAAGTTCTTTTATAATTCGTTCACATTCTGCATAACTATCTTTATTTTCGTTATAAGTCTCTAATATGGTTTTGACTTCTTGAGGGGCATTATCGTATTGTGTTGAGTCCATTTTTTATTGATTATTTATTTAGTTTGTGATTAATAAAAGGCGGTTTTTACACCGCCCTATGGTTTTGTAATTGACATACTTTGTTTGCGAATATTAGCATAATATGAACTTTATCTTTATTCCATTCATCTGCTGTTATGCCTAAAGCTTTAGCCATTTTTACACATTGTTTTCTAAATGCAATGTCTTCTACTAAATCTGTTCTTCTTTTGTATTCTGTTTTGATTATTTCTGTTGGTGTCATTGTGATTAATTTTAGTTTGTGATTAATAAAAGGCGGTTTTTACGCCGCCCCCCCTGTGGTTTTTTATATTGAAATTATTTTATAGCCTGTTCTATCAAAAGTATTTCTACCAATTCTTTGAAGGCTATTGTATTTAAACCATAGGTAATGTTCAGTGCACCTTGTTATACTTACTTGAACTGGAACGTCCATTTTTTCAGGGCTAAAGTTTACTATAATTTCAATTATTGAACCTTTTTTTAAATCTGCTGCTTTTGTCATTTTGTGTTTGTTTATGTGATTAATTACTCTGCAAAGATACAACAGTTTTGTAAATATGAACCTTTTTTCTTTGTTTTTTAACAAAGTTTAACTAAAGTAAATCATAACTGATTGATAATCAATATCACCTTATTTCACCTTATTTCACCTTATTTCACCTTTTCTGGCTTTATTTCGTAAAGAAATTTAGAAACATAGGTTATTTTACCAGTAAATTGAGCCAATCTTATAGCCTCTTTTAGTGCCTCTTCCTCTGAGGCGTGGATAAATTTTGGCACGTTGGTATTCTTGACAAATACTCTAAAACCTTCACCTAGCTTGTAAACATTGGAGGTTATTAGGCTTATTCGTTCTTCTTTTTTTGTGATTCTTGGTCTCATTTATATTAAATTTAATTACTTTGCAAAAGTATAATTTATTTTTTTAATAGACATAAAAAAAGCCACTTATTAGAGTGGCTTGCGTAATTAAAACAAACAAATACCTACCATTGCGGTAAGTTCAAATGAATGCACAAAGATAATGATTATTTTTTAAAAACAAATAAAGTATTCCTAAACCAATGAGCCTTATCTTCTATGACTGCTCGTACTTCCTGAGTTTCGGATTCCATTAATTCAAAACCTCTACTTTCAAATTCAGGTACTATTTCTGCATTATCTAAACAGTTGACGTGACCGAATCCATCCTGACCACGAACCGCCCATGAGGTTATAAGATATTTTTCTGAGTGCTTTGTAATATTATCTAAGTACACTCCCATAAACTCAGCTGGTATATGTTCACCTACTTCTAAGCTAATAGCCAACTCACATTGATAATATTTATTACTTAGGTCGGTGGTCAAATCGTCTTCGTATATGTTTTCAAATGCTGCATACTTAGGCTTATTACCTTCAACTCCTATTGCAAAGTCTAGTATAGGTGACAAGTCTTTTAGATAGTTACCAAGTCCGCAGCCGAAGTCAGTTAGTGATTTAATCTTTTTA